GTGGTCCCGCCCCTTGGCGCGGGCCGTTCCCCGACCGATGAGTTTTCTAGAGATAAATAATGCGTGACACAGTTTATTTTACACTACCCTGACACATACATAGTTTTAAAAAGGATTGGTACCTTATGATAGTGGTTCTGCAAGCCATGTGGATTTTCATTCTGGTTATGCCCGTTCTGACCGAGATGGCCGGAACGGGTAATAAATACTATTATCAGATTAGGTAAGAGTTACTGACTTCCAATCGCTCCATTTATCTGTCCAACTCACCCGTATCTTCATTGCTACGGCTGGGTGATACCCATTAAAAGCAATCTGCACAATAGGATTACCGAGTCCTCCTCCAGCAACACCAGTTCCATTAAACACGAGCAACATTCCATAAGATACTACGCCAGTATTATATATGCCGCCGTTTATTCCATAAAATCCGGTAGTTGTGTAATCATCAAGATTAGATGTGACATCTCCTCTCCCTTGAAACAAACTACTCAATAAATCACTCTTCTTAATCTTCACCTGCGAACCGTTAGATGATTCTGCGTATATATATGCCGCATCCGTAGCTTGAGCAAAGCTGTTCATTTTAATATCATCATCTGCCATACTTAACACATTTAAGGGGCAAATCTTCCGGGTTATGAAAACCTATTATCTCATATTTTATTTTTTCGTAGATATTTTATTACTTTCTCGCAAAAAACAGCTATGAATTACGGTTACATAAGGGTTAGCAGCGAAAAACAGACCGTTGAAAATCAGCGGTATGAGATTATGCAATATTGCAAGCGTAAGGGGCTTGTTATTGATAGATGGATTGAAGAGAGTGTGAGCGGTGCCAGGCATCCTAATGTGCGAAAGTTAGGTAAGATATTGCATAAAATAAATAAGGGAGATATTATATATGTTACAGAGTTATCAAGACTTGGACGCTGTGCATATATGGTTATAGCTATTATATCTCATTGCCTCATGGCCAATGCCAATATTATTGAAATACGGGATGATAAGTTGGTAAAGGATGACTCGGATTCTGTTCAGGATACATTCTTCAAGGTTCTATTCGCCCAAAAAGAGCGGGAAGACATATCTCGTCGAACCAAAGCAGGGCTTGCTCGTCGTGTGGCTGAAGGCCTGAAATTAGGCCGGCCATCTGGTGGAAAGAATTCGCATTACAAGCTTACAGGAAAGGAACCTCTCATTAGAACTATGCTCGAATATGGTTATTCAAAGGCAGCCATCTGTCGTAAGCTTAAATGTAACCCCAAAACATTGGATGACCATTTGCGGAGAATGCATGTCCTACATAAAAATTAAGTCATATGTTACTTTTGCCACTGTTCTATTAATTCATAGTTATGGCAAAAGCAGAAATCTTATTCAAGGTCATCCGCAAATGGGAAGGCGGATGGAGTGACCACAAAAATGACAAAGGTGGCAAAACCAATATGGGGATAACCTTGTCTACGTGGAAAGCATGCGGTTATGACAAGGATGGTGACGGAGACATTGATGCAGATGATTTACGCATGATTACTCCGGACGACGTTTTTCATGTTTTCAAGAAGTATTATTGGGACCGTTACCAAGCGGACTTCATACACAACCAGTCCATTGCGAATATCTGTGTGGATTGGGTGTGGGCCTCCGGACGTCCCGGTATCACAAGGGTACAACAACTACTGCAAATCAATGTAGACGGCATCGTAGGTCCTCAGACGGTTGCAAGTATCAATCTGGCCAACCAACGGCAGCTGTTCGAAGCTATCAAGACAGACAGAATCCGGTTTATTGAAGAAATCTGTAAAAGGGACCCGTCGCAGCTCGTATTCCGGAAAGGATGGCTGAACCGGGTCAATGATTTCAAGTTCTCTGTCCGTTGAATTCTTGTCCTTTTTTCCACTCTTTTCAGCCTTTAGTTTTGTGTCCGGAACTAAAGGCTTTTTTATGGCAATAACTGAAGAAAAGAGTTTAATGACCTCCGAGAAATTCAATCGAGGAGTTGAGAACTGGACGTGGAAAGTCAAGAATACCTCCGTAAATATTCTACAACGGACACACGCAACCGGCAGATTGCGTAGGGAACTGCAATCCCGTTGGCTGAAAGACCGTGAAGGTGGACCGGCTTATGTCGGTCTGGGTTTCTGCTTTGCCCGGTATGGTGCCTACCGGGAATATGGCGCCGGGCGTGGATATATCGTCAAGAACGGAATTATAATGAAGGGACATTCGGCATGGAGCGATAAGAAGAAACGTCAAGAACTGCGTTCTCTACGTGTTTCTGAATATCGCATCCGGCGCATGCGTACCGTTGATGAACACTATGCCGTTATCCGGCGAAGTCCCCTACCCTGGTTAGACCCTCCCATTGTGGATAACATCGAATCACTGGCTGATTTATCCGGAGAGTATTACGGTGACCAGGCACTCAAGAATGTGCTTCAGAAGTTTGATAAAATAACAATTGAAAAACGTTATGGCAAAAAGTGACAAGACTGTCAAAAGAGGTGTCTACTTGTACATCGATGGCAAGGAAATTAAGAATGACATCAATTCCATTGATTTGGAGATGAAACGCCTACAGCGTGACATTAAGGAAATGACACGCGGCTCTGAGGAATACAACCGCACCATGGCGAAGATACAGCATCTTCAGGGGATTTTAAAACGGCATCGCCAGGAGATAAAAGGCATCACTACCGAAACCAAGAAAGCGACTGTCAGTATTGGCAGTATGGTAGACTGGTTCAACCGTTTCGGTGGAGTTATCTTGTCCGTAATAGGTTTCCTGACCGGTTTTACCCTTGCCTTGCGCGCCATCAGAGACGAACGCAACAAGTTGGAGGAGTCCCAGGCCGGGCTGAAAGCCTTGACCGGACTTGATGATGACAGCATTGCCTGGTTGACCGGGCAGGCCAAGACGCTTTCCACCACCATGACAAAAGAGGGCTTGCGTGTCCGCCAGTCGGCAGCCGAAATCCTGGATGCGTTCATGCTGGTCGGTTCGGCCAAGCCGGAACTGCTTGGAGACAAGGAAGCGCTCAAGGCTGTTACGGAGGAAGCCATGCGGTTGCAAGCGGCAGCCAAGGACATCACCCTGAACGAAGCGGTTGATTCACTTACCTTATCACTCAACCAATATGGGGCGGCAACAGACCAGGCAGGACGGTTTACCAACGTATTGGCCGCCGGCTCCCAAGCAGGTTCCGCCAATATCGCAAGCCAGGCAAAGGCTATCCGGAATGCAGGTACCGCAGCGGCTTCGGCCAATGTTCCCATTGAACAGACGGTCGCATTGATTGAAACGCTTGCCTATCGAGGTATAAAGGATGAAGTGGCCGGAACGGGATTGAAGAAATTCTTTTTGGTTCTTCAGACCGGAGCAGACGAGACCAACCCCAAAATCGTCGGGTTGGATAAGGCACTGGAGAATCTGAAGAACAAGAACATGGACGCAGGCGCCATCAAGAAAATGTTCGGGGAGGAAGGCTACAATACCGCATCCGTAATCCTTCAGAACACAGAGATGGTGAAAGACTTCACCGCTGCCGTCACCGGTACCAATGTGGCGTATGAGCAGGCGGCCATAAACAGTGATACTGCACAGGCCAAACTGGAGCAGGCACGTAATAAGATGAAGCTGGCAGCCATTGACCTTGGCGAGAAGTTGAATCCGGCTCTGACGGTGAGTACGAATATGCTGACCAATGTGCTCAAATATTTGCCGGGATTGATTGACTGGTGCAAAAAATGGGGCACAACAGTAATAACACTAACGGTTCCTTTGGCAGCTTATTATACCACATTAAAGCTCATATCCCTTTATCATACTACTTACAACTTAGTCTTACGAGCAGGAATTGCCATCCAAACAGCTTATCGGGTAGCCACCACTGCTTTGAACGACGCATTGGCAGGAGATTACAAGGCAATAGGCAGGTTGATATTACAGATGCGCTCTCATAATATCGTAACCCGGACAGTGGCAGCAAGTACACTACTTTTCCGAGCAGCGCTGGAGACTTTAACCTTCCGCTTCTCTGCCGCAACTAAAGCGGCACGGGCAGCATGGGCGGTATTAGGATTAAATCCTTTTGGTGCTATTGCCACAACCGTTGCAGCCGCAGCAACAGGACTGTATATCTACGCTCAGCGTACTTCTGCTGCAGCACGTAGGCAAAAGGAACTGGTGGTTATGAATAGAGAGGCTGAAAAAAGCATTAGCGAAGAAAAAAATAAGCTGGATGCTTTACGGAAAGTACTTGAGGATTCTAAAGAACCATATGAAAAACGGAAGGCTGCATTAGAAGATATTCAGTCCATTGTTCCGGAATATCATGCTTCATTGACGGAAGAGGGGGTGCTTATCAACAACAACACGCAAGCGCTGGACGGTTATGTAGAAAAGCTGTTGCTCACAGCCAAACAGCAAGCGGCCAATGCCAAATTACAAGAAGCCCTGGCACAAAGGTCAGAATGGATTCAGGAGAACGGTTCCGATGCCATGAAATTTAAAAATCTCGAATGGGAGATAAATGACCCCATCAATATGGACAAGTCCGTTGAGGAACTTGCAACAGTCAACGGGATATCACCCACTGCATACCGCGTATGGGCTACCCAGAAAAAACGTCTTGACGATAACGTTCGGTATTACGAACAGATGATGCAGGATTATACCTCCCAGTTGCTTGCCATCAACGATAAATACAAGACTATTACTCCAGATTCTCCAACAATTACCGGAAACGGTGGCAGTGGTGGAGGTTCTGAATCTGAAGAAGAGCGGAAAAAACGTGTCAGCAAGGAATTGGAGGATATAGAGACTAACCACATGCAACAGCTCACCCATCTCCAGAAGCTTTATCTTGAGGGAGAAATCCAGACTAACGAGGGATATACTGCCCTTCAGATAGATTTGGAGAAAAAGACTTTGGATGAGAAATTGGCGATAATGGGGCTGGAGCCGCATGAACGTGAGAAGTTGCAGGTAAAGATGCTGGAGGCACAAATCAAGTTCAATGAAGAATGTAAAAAACAGGATGAAAAGACAGAAAAGGAGCGTCAGAAAGCATCAGACAAGATTGCCAAAGAACGCCTTTCAGTTCGTCAGAAACAACTCCGTATCGAATTGGAAGAAGCAGCTTCCTATCATTATAGGAACCTGACTTCCGAGGAGGATTTCTCCCAGGAGGTGAACGAGATTCGGAAACGGTATTGGAATGATTTGCTTCACAACTACCAACTGACTGAGGAACAACGTACGGAGATACAGAAGGAGCAGGCCGAAGCCCAGACCGATGCCGAGAAAGAGAAATACGACAAAACCATGAAAATGCATAGGCAATATGCCTCTCTGGTGACGGATATCGCTTCCGACTTCGGAGAAACGATTGGTGAAATGATTGCCACTGGCGAACTTTCGCTGAAGAATTTCTTACGTGAAACCATTATGATGGCACTGGATGCTTTGGAACGTGTTATTGAAATCTCCATACTGGAAATCACCGCAAAAAATTTGGCGGCAACAGCTCCATTTTCCTTTATCGGTGCCGCTAAAGCAGCTGCCCAAGTAGCTGCCATCAAAACGGCTTTTGCTGTAGTAAAAGGGATGGTCGGCAATTTCTACACTGGTGGTTATACCAGTCCCGGTAACTGGGACCAGCCGCAAGGTATCGTGCATTCCAACGAATTCGTCGCCAACCGTTTTGCTGTGGCCAACCCGAATCTGCGACCGATATTCGACGCCATTGACGTGGCACAGCGTAGCGGTAATGTTGGTAATCTGACAGCTGAAGACATAGCGGCTGTAGCAGGTTCCGGAAAGAGTACACGTACCGTACCAGCCAAAGCACCTGCTGCCAGCGCCACAACGACGACCAATGACCCGGCTATGGTGGCGATGCTGATAGAATGTACCCGCGTATTGCGGAAGCTTAAAAACAGGCTGGATGCCCCTTTGGTAGCGGAAACTTATGTTACCGGCAAACGGGGTATCAACCAGGCACAAAAAGAATATCAGAAGTTGAACAACAATAAATCACGCAACAAGCAATGACAGAATTATACATTGACGGGCAATTGGCCGCCCTTCCTGAAGGGTTCAACATTACGTTCACCTCCGAGAATCCGTATTTCACCCGCAGTTCCAATTACTCCTTGGACATAGAACTCCCCATGCCTGCCAATCATGCCATATTCAAGCACGTGAACAGACTGGATGTGACGAAAAAAAAGACTATCCTTCCGGCCACACTCATCGTTGACGCCAGATGCCTGCTTTACGGCAGTGCGGTTTTACTCTCAGTAGAAGATGCACTGGTTAAGGTACAGCTCGTATCGGGTAATGCGGAATTTAATCTGCTGACGAATGATGATCTGTATATTGACGAACTTGATTTAGGTACAATCAGTTGGCCGAACAACAATCAGAACCGTTTCCAGCCACCTGCCAATATGGTGAACTACTACGGTTCGGTGGACGACATTGAAGCTGTATGGTTGCCGGTGTTCTATCAAGAAGCCAAATGGGAGAACCTTCAGAACGATGCAATCTATGAGTTCGGCACGAACAATTTTACCCTTTGCCCCTATTATGGCCGTCGATGTGTACAACCATACCTTTTGACAGTCATCAAGAGAATAGTGGGGCATTTTGGCTATAGGTTCGATACCTCCTTCTTTGATAACAATTTCTTGCGGAACGTTTATGTATGCAGCGCGGTAAGCAGCAACCGGGTGGCCGCCGCATTGCCGCACTGGACTGTTTCCGAATTCTTTGATGAACTGGAGAAATTCCTTTGTGCGGTTACAGTGGTCAACGAACGCACCAAAGTAGTGAGCCTCGTAGGGCTTAACGATTATTTTACAGAATCCGGAAAGGAGATAATTCCTGCATCCTCCCTGCTACGGGAGTTCACTGTGGATATTGAAGATGAAAAGAATGAGAAAGACTTGAGCACTGGCAATGTGGGCTACAATCTGCCTTCCCATACGGATGACGGCTATCTGCGAATTGAAAGGGACATCATAGAGGCTGCATACAAACAAGAATATGATTCTTACGATGCAATGCTGACCGCATACAACGGAATGGGTGACGGTGACAAGAAAAGTACAATCTTTATTGTTGGTAAACGGTATTATATCAACTACAATGAAAATGATAAGAATACGCTGCGTGAAGTCAATTTGTATGCGGATTTAATCCGTGACCCGGAATCGTCCGATGTAGAGACCTCACTCGGAATCGTCCCGGCTAAAATTATTCAGTTCAATGTCGGTGTGTATGGCTCTGTAGCTGATTACGATTTGTCCCGTCCGTACACCTCCATGGTATTGAACATACCCGCGGTGGGCTACCAGGCTACTGTTGCCAAGCAGGAGCGCTTCAATGTCCAGGAAGCCATAAACGGTGACGTGGAGCTGAAGGAGAAGCAGGAAAAAAACGGGCACATGGAAGTGGCTGTCAATACCGGTAAGTTCAACCGGCAGAACGTAACTTACAGCGGTCAGACACATGCCTATGATTATGCCTATCCTTTTACGGACTACCAGCAGAAGACCGGAGCACAGCTCACGGACTTCCTTCCGTATTCCCTAAGCTTGAACGATGTTTGTCCGGACAGTGTCGGACATCGGTTGTCGACACTCAGTCTGTTTCACTCCAATATCCCTTACACAATCCAGTTCCAAGCCAATAAGCTGCCAGATGTGAATAAGGTGTTTCTTATAGGCAACAAGCAGTATTTGTGCGAGAAGATTGAGACGGAAATAGATGTTGATGGATTAAGCAAGGTACTGAAGGGAACTTTTTACCGGATAGAATAATAATGTTAAAAAGACATCTGCCTCTCAAAAATAACTCCTTTTTCCCTTGCGTAATTACCAAAAGGTTATTATGTTTGCACTGTCATTAAGAATCGCGATCTTTTTATGACTGAAGAAGAAGAGCTAAAGGCTCGGATTGAAGCTGCGAAAAAAGACCTCAGCTTCTTTTCCCTCTATTGGGATGACATTCAGAATACTGATTGGATTTCCGATGAGGAGCTTGAGGAAGGCATCAATGATTGTCTCGATGACTTGAATGATGCACAAGACAAGCTGAATGAAAACGGTAGCCCTCCTTGAGGGGGCTACTTTTTCTCTAACATATAATTTTTAGGCTTATGGACGTACAGAAAGAATTGGGAAAATGGAAGTCGGAATATGTAAAATGCAATACTCCGGAGGAATTGGCCGACCATAAAAAACGTTTCAGGGCTTTTCTGCAGACGCTTTCACCGGAAGATAAAAAAGCGTTTGCGCAAGCATTCCAAGATGGTGCCAGGCAATCAATCAATGAAGCCCAAGCCATTGTGAAAACAGTAGAAATCAGGCAGACCTTAGAAAAAGTATTGCCTTTCGCTTCTATGTCGTATATTGCCCAGCACTATTTTGGCAGAACACGCCAATGGCTATATCAACGGATTAACGGAAGTGCGGTAAACGGCAAACCAGCCAACTTCACCGCTGATGAACTGAATACTCTATCTTTAGCTCTATCTGAGCTTGGCGACATAATGAAAGATACTTCTCGGTCTATCGCGAGGCCGTAAGGTTTTTAATGACAGAGGGGCTTCCACGGGTTGGAAGCCTTTTTTATTTCATTATTCAAATAATCATGAATTAAATTTAGAATAAAAAGTTTTTTTATTTTGTTAAGTTTGATAAAATCACTATTTTAGCAACGCCAAAAAATGAATTAAATGAATCCTTTTCCATAGTGTAACCCATAAGATTGGGTTCAGGTTTATTCATTCCTGTAGGCGCACTATAGTGAAGGATTCGCCATTTAATATTATGACAAACAAAAAATACAAATCTATCAGTATTTCTAATTTAATTATAAATCCAGATAATGATCGTTTTGAGTCTGTTGAGAATGAAAAGCAGGCTATAGACATAATGCTAACAAAATTAGGAGACAAAATTTATTATATTGCGATACATATTTTAGAGAATGGGTTGTCTCCCAAGCCATTTTATGTTATGCCATCAAAGAAATCTAACAAGAAATTTCTTGTAAAGGAAGGAAACAGAAGAACCACAGCATTAAAATTGATGGCTAACCCTAAGTTAATTGATTCTAAAAAACATGCTTCATTAGTAAGCATTCGAAGAAATGCACCTTTTACACTTTGAGGTTTGGTTGTAGCTTTGCGGCAGTGAATACAATCAAACCTCAATTATTATGAACAGACAAG